CACCAACAGCTGCGGCTTGGTCTATGAATATTGAACCAGGTGAAGCTTCGGAAAAATCGGAATATTGATTTGGGAAATATGTTTTGGTAAACTCTATAAGATTCTGCTTTAATGTTGCAAAATCTTTACCAACATATGATAAGTCTTTATTTCCTATATTATTTAAGGGTTTAATCGGCATTATTAATTATTTACATTTATTTGAACTTTCTCTGATAAATTTCGGTTTGATGTTAGTGAAAACTTTATATCTAAAAATATTTTATTATTGTCAATATCATTATCATCATAATCAAATATAATTTCGTCTATCGTTATATACGGCATCCAAATTGAAACGGCATCCAATATTGCATTTTCAATTCTACTTTCTATCAAATCACTATCAATTTGTTCAAAGATTACTCTCCACACATCGCAACCAAATTCGGGTTCCATTATTCTTTCACCTTTGTGAGTTAGAATTAAATTTTTTAGACTATCTTTGGCTTGGGTTAATGTTGAGTAATTCACAGCAAAAATACCACCAGTATCTGAATTTCTATTAATCCCAATACCTAATATTTTATAATTATTTTCTGTTAAATCGGTTACATTAACTTTTCCAAGTTCAATTGCCATTATTTAAATCTTTTTACTAATTCACTATAATCCCTCGTCAATGCTTTTATTGTAGCATCTTGTAATGCATCACCCGTTGATTCCAATTGCTGTGGAATGTTTTGAGGTACATCAATCCCCCTAAAATCCATTGTTTCCCACTCACTCTCATCAACCCTCAGTTCAGGTTTAATCATATCCAACACACTACCAACTGCCTGTGCACCTTCTTTTCTTTGTTCTGCAGAAAATGGTTGCGTCATATTAAGAATCTCATTAATCATAGGGTCTTTACTAAATTCCTTTTTGATTTGAGTCCTTTGTTGTTGAATCGGTTGTTGTTTTACAATCGGTTTAGATGTAACTTCTGTCATCTCTCTCAATGATGGAGTAGATGGTTTCTTTTGTGAGTTTAATGTAACTGCACCAGATTTGATAAGCTTCGTTAATTCTTCTTTAACTTGTTGCTTAACTTCGTTTTTAACAACTTCTTTAATTAAAGTTAGTAAAATTTCTGATTTCATAATAATTGTTTATATATGTTTAGTAATAAATATTGAAAGATAAAATTTACCTTTTATGTTTTAGACTTTGCGTTTAGATTGTTAGCCGAAGCCATCAATTCTTTTTCATCATTTGTAATTATAGATTTCAATGCTGCCTGAAAATCTCTATCTACTTGAGATTGACTACCTTCGGTAAATCCTTTAACCAATTGTTTAGCAACACTATCCGTTGTAACTCCCTCACCACTATCTATTACATTATAAACGGTTCCACCAGCAAGTGAAACCATATCTTTAAAATCTAAAGATGTTAGTGGATTTTTTAAACTCAATGGTTTAACAAAATATCCAAACCAAGGTAATACTCCTGGTGCAGGTGGCATTGGTGGTGGATATTGTGATGTGGTTATAAATAATCCAGATAAAGTTAATAAGTGTAGAGAAGCCGATACTACAAAATTTAAAAGCCACGGTGATACACTATTCATTGGTGGTATCGATATTGGTATCCATACTCCTGGAAATATAACCAATCCATTTACGGTTATTATATTTTTTACTGCTCCTGGTGTTGGGATAGTTGGTGGTGTTTTAGATAAAGTTGCACCCACCCAATATGCTTGAACGGCCCTGCCAATATCTCTCAATAAATCACCATTTTTATCTAATTTAGTCGAACTTAATATTCCGACCAAAGCTGCTTGCATAAGTTCTTTATTACCTCTGACAACGGATGTACCATCACCACCTATTAAAGTAAACCCCGATTTAACTACCTTATCATATTCTTCTGCCAACGATTGTGCAAACCAATAATTTTCATTTAAATTTGATAAAGAATCATTTGTTAAATTGTTTTGAATAAAACCATTATTTAATAAATCTAGATTAGCACCAGCTGCTAATTTTGCACCAATTTTATTTTTAGCAACATTTTCAGCCATTTCCAATGCCATATTTATATAAAAATCCGACCAGGAATTGGATGTTCCTGTCATACCCGATTTTACTGCTGCGGTATTGTATAGACTTTTTGCTTTTGATAAATTAATAGCCATCTTATTTACTTAAATAATTGGTTGAAGATAATATGTCTTTTAATTTATTGGAAATTGCGGTGAAATCAGTAAAATTTTCCGGCCCCATTTTAGATGGGCCAGATGGAGTTAAAAAGATTTGCGAACCTATTGCAATTATCAATTCTTGTAATATAGCAACCAATTCACCACCTAATACCATTTTTTGAACGGAAGCACCTGCATCACCTTCTCCACTATTCTTTCCTATATAAACTTTACCATTTTCCGAATTAAGAAATATTTGATTTGCTCCGGCCGAATGAATTGTAATATTTTTATTTGAGTTTACATAAACTTCTTTCTCTGCATCGATTGAATACTTACCATCGGTTATAACACCTGTATTTCCTTTACCAAATATGATAAATTCTTTTGCTTTTGCTGATAAAATTATTCTATCAGAATTTACAAATAATTGGTCACCTGTAAAATCTTTTGAATTTGGATAATCGGTAAATCCAACTTTTTGTTTTTTAATAGTTTCTTTAAATGGTATTTTGACTTTGTTAGAAGTAATATAAATTGATGTTCCGTCTTTATTTATATCTTCATCTATTAACTCACCTATTTTTTTAGAATCTAATTCTGGGTTTTGTTTATTTCTTATAAAAATGGATGGTGAAGAAGTTTTATCATCTTCTGACAAAAATAATTCAGAAAATCTAATAGTATTTCCAACTCTACCACTTAAAATAGTATCACCTTGCTTTGGTTTTAAAAATTTAATTTTTTCGTTTATCTTATATCCAATATCATCTTTTTTCTTTGTAGATGTTGTTCCACCTGTCTTTGTTGTATTCGAATATGATTTACCAGATGAGTCATTACCTTCATTATCAACAGGCCTAGTTGCCGTATATGTTATTTCATCTCTTCTATAATTTGAATATGGTGTATTGGTATATGGTAACCAAAAAGTTTGATTAAACATTTTTAATATAACAACCGTTTCACCTTTAATCGGAAATGTAAAATTATTTTTGTCAAATGGAAATGCATAATCGTCAATATCAAAAGTATTTTCAAACTCATATGTTATTGCACCATATAATCTCGCATCTTCTTCGAAGAAATCTTTGTTATCATTATACACCGCAACGGTATCTTCTTTATCTTTTGCTAATAATTTAGAATTCGTTGGATAAACATTATTTACAATAGCCAGAAATGAATTTACTTCAGTCATTATAATTTTGTTTTAATTTCTTCAATTTCTATTTCAATATCGGTAATCTTTTCTTTTGCTTTTTCTTCAACTGCATTTATGGTATCTTCCATATCTTGTAATAGTTGTGCTTTCTCATTTTCACTCAACCAACCATCTTCACCAATACCTTTAGCTTCCGCAGCTGCCAATCTTTGTGCAATTGTTGCAAGTTTAATTAAGTGGTCATCGTTCTTAACCGATACTTCAATCAAATCTTTTATGATAGGTGCAATAACTGTTGCTTCACCAACATTTCTAATTAATTTTCTTAAAGATTCAATTAAGTCCGAAATGTTTTTCTTTTTGTTTTGTTGATTTTCGTATATATCTTTAAACAATGATGATAAGTTTTTACCATCAAATAGTTGAAATTCTGTTGCCATTATATTATGTTGTTCTTTATTATATAATTATAAAGTTCCTGACTTATTAGATTATATCCAAATGCATTCGGGTGTTTACCGGGTTCATTCGTATCTTCAAAACAATCGGTTTCGGTTTCTTCTAAAAATTCTCGCATTGTCTTACTACCAAAATTCCAGTATGTATTTTTATTAATTAAATCCAAATAATTGTCAATTGGATTCAATTGTTCTATGTCTACCATTATATCAAATGCATCTGACATAAAATATTTAATGTTATAAAATTGTAATAATTTTTCTAAAAAAATAATATAGTTTTGATTAACTATATTATAGTAAGTTTGATTAAAAAGATTTTCTAAAAAAAAGGTTTTGTATTCTTGTAGAAATGAGTCATACGCAGTATTATTACTTTTATATGATTCAATAAACTTATCAGGTCTATTTAGTAAATGTTTTATTGACCAACTTACCCATTGCTGTCTTGGTAAGAATGCGGCATAATCTCTCAAAGATGAACTCCACATTATACTAATAATGTCTCCCGATTTAATTCTACCGGTTGTAACATCATCTATAACGGAATTGAATATAACGGAATTAGGATTACCACTTTTACCATTATTGACCCAATTTATATCTAATCTTTCTGCAAGTGACTTTACCCAAGAATGATTATTACGATATATTATTAAATCTTGGTTTTTTAAGGTTTTTTCTTTTTTAATATTACAACCTTCTCCCTCTGTCCAACTATCACCATATGCATGAAGTATCATTACTTATCAATTTTACTTATAATATAGTTACCCATCACCAAATAATTCATATCACAATTCTTTAATGTCCAAATTGCTTTTTCTGGGTCATTAGTCATTGTATGGTCTTTTAAGTTAAAAGATGTATTCAATAGAATAGGTGTTCCTGTTAGTTTTTCGAACTCTTTTAGTAAATCGTAATAAAGTGGGTTACTTTCTCTTTTGAGTGTCTGTATCCTTGCAGAATTGTCCACATGGGTTACCGATGGGATGTTTACTCCACTTCTAACTTTGACAACCTGATTCATATATGGAACATCTTCTTCTGATATGAAATATTTTTGATAATCTTCTTGTGTAACCGATGGAGCAAATGGTCTAAACATTTCTCTCTTTTTGACAACCTTATTAATTCTATCTCTAACATCTGATAAATGTGGATTAGCTAATATAGAACG